TAGTCGAGCGCCACGCCGATGACGCTGCCGACCGTGAGCGTGCCCAGCGATGCGGTGGTCGAGGCGCCCTGGAAGACGAAGCCGCCCGTGAACAGAGAGTAGCCGCAGCTATCGCCGCCGCCGTCGTAGCCGCAGGCGGTGGTCAGCGCCAACGCCGACGTCGCCATGCCGATGATCAGCGCCGTGGTGCCGCCCAGCGAGTTGATGGTCATCTCGAAGTAGATTTTCTTGCCGGCGCCTTGGCCGGTATCGTTCCGCACGCCAGCATAGGCGGCAGAGGTCGTGGTAGCGGTGAGGTTGCCGTTCGATAAAACCGTCGCGGCGGCTTTATCCGATGGGTTGAAGGTCTCAGCCATGCCGGACTAGACCTTCGCCGCCAGCAGCGTGATGCCGATATCGGCGAGCGTCGCGTCCTGCGAGGACGGCGCGACGATCTGCAGCACGTCGCCGATCGCGAACGAGCCCCCGGACCCGCTCAGCGTGCAACTGGTGTGGTTGCTCGTGGTGATCGTCACCGTGCCGACCGCTGTCGTGGTGCCCGCATGGATCTTGTTCACGGTGAACACCGCAGAGGCGGTCGCGAGCGTCGCGTCATACACCACGGTGCCCGCAAGGCTGGCGGGGATGGTGATCGCCATCGCCAGGGCGAGGTTGAACACCGCCGACGCCGCAGGCTTGCCGGGGATGACGAAGCCCAAGGGCAGTTCCTGCGCTTCGCTGGGCAGGCTGGGCCAGCTCAGCGTGGTCCACGAGCCGTCATACATCGACAGCGTGTTGGTGTCGGTCGCGAAGTAGAACGCGAAGCCGCCGGTCGGGATCGCGGGCGCGGAGGGCCGCGAGGCAGCAACGCCTGAGCCCAGATAGTCGGTGATCAGCGTTGTTGTCATTGCTATTGCACCACGTAAACGGGGACGCCGGTGGGATCGGTGATGATGCCGATCGGAATGGATCCGTTGACCAAGGGCAGCATCGAGATGCCACCGGAGGGACTGGCGCCGGCGTTGACCACCGAGGAGGTCACGAAGCTTGACGCGGCCAGGCCGTTGCCAGAGATCGCCCGCACCCGGCCCTGATAGTTCGCCCCTGGCGTGCAGGAGGCGAGCGTGTACTGCGTTGCGGCCGGCCCCACGGTGATATCCGCCGCCGTCCAGGTCGAACCGCCGTCCGCGGACATCTGCACCTCATACGAGCCGAGCCCTGGCCCGGGTGAGGCGCTCCAGGACAGCGTCAGCGAGATCGATGTCGCGCCCACCGGGGTGGTGAGCGCCAAGGCCGGGCTGGTGGGCGGCGCGATCGTGTAGCCGACGCCTGAGGGCGTGTAGCTGTAGCGGGTGACCGAGCTGATATCCTCAGTCCCCTCGCCGAAGATGTTGAAGCTGGTAAGCTTCACATAGATGGTCTGGCCGACATAAGCCTGCGGCAGATTGACCTGCAGCATGTCGGCTGGGACGATCGCGGAGAACGGCGCGCCGGTCGAATGCGCGGCGATCGTGGTGCCGTAGAAGCCGCGGCGCAGATAGGTCAGGTTCGAGGAGAACGCGTTGAACCCGTTGACCGCGACATTGCCGTAGGCCAGCAGTTCAGTGTCGACCAGCGCGAGCGAGCGCCCCGCGTCGGCGTCCGCGTGCGTCACCGTCGAGAGCAGCGTTTGCAGGCTCTCCGCGCAGTTGACTTCCAGCGTGTTGGTGGTGTCGGGGTCAGCGTGGCTCGCGAGGTTCGCCAGCAGCACGCCCTGCGCGGTCGGCGTTTCGAGCACCCCGGCCTGGATGTAAGTCACGTCGTCAACGCTGATGAAGACGTTGGCGCCACCCCAATACTGCCCGCCCGAGGCGCCGATCCACACCTGTGGCGTGCCCACGGTGACCGACAGCGGCGGCTCAAAGATCGCCGGGGGGTTGACCGGGCCAGGATCGACATCGAGCGCCGGCAGCGCCACCGCGCCCGACGCCTGATGGCCCATCTGGATGCCGACGCCGGTGCCGGACGGGCATTCCTCCGCTTCGAACGTCAGCACGCCGCTGTCGTCCTCGGCGACGGTGCGGATGCGCACGGGATACTCGCTGAGCCCAATCGCCGGATCGCTGACGGTGACGATATCGCCCGGCTCCAGCAGGACGAAGTTGTATGGCAGTTTGAACTTGTACGTGTTGCGGATGTAGAGCGCGCGCGCACCGATCAGACCGACCATTGTCGCGGCGATCGCACGCACGCACACCTCATCGGCCTCGATCTCATTGGCTTGAAACAGCCCGTATTTGTCGATCGAGGTCTGGTCTTTGTATTCGACCGTCGCGGTGGAATAGGCGTTGGAGCGGTCGCGCGCGTTGATCTTGGTCCAGTTATACGCCGTCGAGGGCTCGGAGCGGGTGATCGTCAGCGGCGCTTCGTTCTTGTCGGAGATGAAATCGTCCCAGGTCAGATTGTAGCGGATGGTGTTGATCGGGGTGTATGTGACGCCGTTGGCGGTGATCGCGGTATCGCCGAGCGGCACGATCTTCATCTGGTTTTCCGACCAGAAGATCCATGAATTGGTCAGTTGCGCCCAACGCTGGAAGATGGAAATCGCCTGTTCCTGCTTGTCCATCGCTGGCGAGATCATCAGTCCGAGCGCGGTGCAGTAGAGCGAATACTGGGTGAAATCGCCGAGCAGGGCAGGCGGCATCCCGAGCCCGTAACGGCCGTTGGTGCAGATGTCGTAGATGATCGCCGAGGGATTGACGTCGTAGAGGACACCAGAGGTGCCGGCGAGAAAGCCAAAGATTTCGAACTGGTGCTGCGGCACCGCCGCCGCCGAGCCGAGGTTGTAAACGTTGGTCGCGAGATACGCGACATAGCGATAGGCGATCGGCACGAAGCCGGGCAGCGTCGAGATGCAGCCAAACGGTGTTTGGATGCTATCGCCGATGTAGGGCGTAAGGTTGAGCGCGGAGAATGTCGTGACGGTGGTGTTGTCGACCCAGATGTTGCCGAACGTGACCGGGCCCTCGCACACCGCGAGGATCACCCCGGCGCTATAGGTGAAGTTGCCACCCTTGCCACCGCCCTTGCCGCCGCCACCGCCCTTCTTGCCGCCAGAGTATTTCTGGAAGTTATCGCCCCACACGAGGTTGGGGCTGATCAGGTTCGAACCGTAGATCACCGGCACAATCATCCCCTCAGACGAGGTCTGGATGTTCATCCCGGTATAGGTCGGCGGGTTCGAAGCGTTGGTGCCGCCGCGCAGGAAGCCCATCAGAGCGTGGCCGGCTGATTGAGCTTGAGGCGGGCGAAGAAGTCATAGAAGCGACGCGGGCGGGGCTTCTTGCCGCGATTGATGAACGCGATCGCGGGCGTCCAGAGCGGCGATTCGTTGACCCGTTTCTCGTCGGCAAACGCGTGCACCATGTGATCGGCCGAGGTCAGGATGCCGGAATGGGCGTAGGCGCGGCCGACCTGGAAGGTCACGAAATCGCCCGCCTTCGGCGCATCCACTTCCACCGCGACGACGCCGAGCCAGTCGATGTAGCGCTCATCGCTCTGATGCAGAAACCATGCGGGCGGGTAAGGCCGCGGATCGAACGGCTCCACCAGACCGCTATCGATCACACAGCGCACCAGGAGCATCGAGCAATCGACCGCGAGCCCCTTGACGTCGCCCAGTTGCCGGTAGGGCGTTCCGATCCAGGAACGTGCCTCATCGATGAGACGCGCGCGAAGCTGCGTCTCGTGCTCAGCCGTCAGCGGATAGACATCGCCGCGCGGGGTCAGTTGCTGGGGCAGGTTCTGTTCGATCATCAAACTACAAACCTGAGGATTGAGCTGGAATATACGGGAAGCCGCCGAAATTGAGTTGATTGCCGAAGCTGACGCAGCGCGCGACGGTCTTGTCGCAGCCCTGGGTGATGGTGAAGGTATCGCCCGGGGCGGGCACGACGAGCAGCGGATAGCCGACGGTGACGCCGAGCGGCCCGGCATTGTTGACGGTGATGGCCTGGCCGGCGCCCGCGCCTGTGGTGATCGTCAGCGTGCCGAAGATGTAGTTTGCCGGCGTCGTCGGCGCCGAGGTCCAGTTGATGCCGATCGCGCTGGCGGCGGAGACGGTGAAGCTGTCGGTGAACGACGCTCGATTGAGCGTGCATTGCGGGTCGTAGAGCGTGTTGCGGCACGTCGCCTCATAGGTCCGCCGGGGCAGGTTCTGCTCAAGGTCAACATTCGAGGCGGTGCATGTGAGCTTGGCGCCGAGGCTGTTGACCTCCACCGCGCCGACGAGCCCGCCGAACAGGATCACGACGCCGAGCGCGGTGTTGCCGAACTCAGGCATGAACGCGCGCGCCAGCAGCATGTAGGCGCCGTCCAGCAGGCCGTTGTGGATCTGGTTCTTGATGTTGTTGCCGGAACCGAAATCCGTGCCGGTGGACCAAATCTGGATGTCCATGGTGGGAATTTCTGTGGTGTTCTTGGTCTCCCACGAGCTGCGCTGGATCGCTGGGCCGAGCGCGGAATAGGTGACGCCGCTGGCGATGATGTCCTGATCCGCCGAGGTCCAGGTATAGACCGTCGCGTCGGGCAGGCTGAGGGTGAAGAGATCGGCGCTCCACAATGGCGTGCGCGCGGCGAGGGCGGCGATCAGCGTGGAGGAAGCATTGCGCATCGGGCTTTATCCGCGCAGCGACATCAGCGTGACCTTCGCGAGCGACCACAGCTTGTCGTAGAATTTCTCGAACTCGTAATGGTCATCTTGGAAACGGCAATAGTAGTAGTAGCCGAATGACGCGGTGATCGCTTGCCCGGTGGTCGGCGCGCTGTGGAAGCGGATCTGCTGATTGACCGGGATGGTGTCGAGCACATCGTAAGTCGAACCGCTTTGTAGCGCGCCATTGAGGTAGAGATTGAACGTGACGCCGGAATTGACGTAGCCGATCGGCTCGGTGCCGGTGCCGTCGCTGCCGCCATAGGTCCGCACCAGAGTCCAGATCGTGGTTGTACCATCGGTTGTACCGATCGCCTGTTCTGTCACCGCGTTGTCGTCGGGGTCTTGGAACAGAAAACCGCCAAAAGCGCCAGACTGTGACAGGTAAAAGCCGAGAATTTGCTGCAAATCCGATGGCGTGGCGGAACTGCCGGTCTGCTCGTCAGGCAGATAGTTGTACGTCAGGTCCCACTCCCAGAGCGGATTGGCGGCATACGCGACTCGCACTTCGCGCCCCGACGCGGACTGGCCGATGCCGGTGTAGAATTTCGGCCGTTTGATCACCGAATAGGTCAGGCCGGGAAGCGTCGGGTAAATGGCGGGCATGAGCACCTCGTGGTTCCAGACCAGGATCGAAATGACGAATTGCGTGGTGCGCACGCCCACGGCTTGGCTCAACACGGTCAGCGCGAGCTGCGAGACGCGCGGTCTTGGCTCGGCCTCGGTCAGCACGTCGAGCGCCGCCTGTGACACCCGCACGCCGCCACCCTGGCCCATGACGTCGATGACGATCTGCGTCACCCGGGTATGCGCCAAGTTCGCGATGCTCAGGCTGGCGATGACATCCTGAGAGACGCGAACAGCCATCAGGTGGTCAATTCATAGCCCGCGACCAGCGCGTTGACGCCCGTGGTGGTCCAGGCAATGCCGGTGTTGGGATCGGTTGTCCAGAAATCGTTGAAGTAGACGTAAGTCATCGGCACGGTTTGCGTCGCACCGGTGACCTCGGTCGAGCCGGATAGGATGTGCTGCTGGATGGTGTGTGTGCCGGCGTCGTCTTTGCGGAACGAGCCCGTCACTTGCACCGCCAGCACGATGGAAATCGTGCTGCTGAGTGCGCCGAAGGTGAACAGGTCCTTGTCGTTGACCGTGGTGGTCGCGTTGTACGAGGTGTCGCCGTCGTTATGCACCTCGGAGACTTCCACCCAGTTACTGGAGGTCAGCGGCGTCCACTGGATCGTGCCAGCATTGGCGATCGGATTGAGCGTGGCGACGCGGACATCGCCGGCGAAGCCGGTGAAGGCGAACGCGCCGCTGCCCGTGGTGGTGTCAGAGATGTAGAAGTCATCGATCTGAATATCCGTGGGCGAGCCGCCGATCGCGACGAAGGCAACGCCATCGAATTGCGAATTGATCGTGTTTCGGGTGTTGAGCCCGGTCAGCGCGACAACTTGTTGGCCGGTGTTGTTGATCGTCACCGTCCCCGCCGAGGGATCGATCTTGGCCTCGACCTCGAGATAGCTCCACGCCGCCCAGGTGAATGAATTGTTCGGCGTCGAGCCGAGCAGCGTGCCGGTGACGCTCGCGCCGCGCCAGATATCGATCCCGTTCGAGGCCATATTGAGCACGAGGGTGAGCTGCACCACGCCGCTCAGCCCGTGGCTGTCGAGGATCTCGATCACGGGATAGCTGGCATAGCTCGCGATGACCGCTCCGACCACGCGCAGTGCAATGCCGAAGAAGCCGGTGGCGAGCGGCGTGGTCAGGGTGCCGGCGACCTCGCAGTTGCCCGACAGTTGGATCGCCGAGCCGAAGCCGCCACGTCCCGGCGTCACCCAGGTGGGCGGTCCGGAGGCCTGTGACCACTGCCAGCCGCTGGCCCGACGATTGATGATATCGGCAGGCGAGGAAGAGGCGTAGTGGTCGAAGCCGTCAAAGTCCACGAGCGTCATCAGCGTGTCCCGGTAT